AATGAGGGGTCAATTCAGAATATTAATTTTAATCTTTATTTAGATCCAGAAGATAAAAATTATCTTAAGAAAGTTAAAAGAACTGAACATTTGATTAGTAAGTATAAGACAATTTGGGAAATCTCTCAAAGAGAATTAATTGATATGGCAGCTGATAGAGCACCATTTATTGACCAATCGCAATCAATGAATATCTATATGTCTAATCCAACATTATCAAAAATATCTTCATCACATTTCCATTCATGGAAAAAAGGATTGAAAACTTTATGTTATTATGTTAGAACAAAGGCAATATCTACAGGTGCTAAACATTTAGCTTTAGATATGTCTAAAATGGAAAAACCTAAATTAAAAGTAGAAATACCAAAAGTAGAATATAGTGATGTGAATTTACCAATTAAACCTGAAGATAGTCCTTTTGATTGTTTTGGTTGTTCATCTTAAAAAAATTAAATCCAACAAGTTGTTGGATTTTTTTTATTCATCTATTTATTACAATAAAATAGATAACTATTATAATATATGGCAAATGGAACAACATATGGTTTAGCGTTTCCTTTTAATGATTCTATCCGTGGGGATTATTTAGAACTTACACAATTTCAAAAAGATGAAATCAAATCAGACTTATTACATCTTTTATTAACTAGAAAAGGATCTAGATATTATTTACCAACATTTGGAACAAGATTGTATGAATTTCTTTTTGAACCTTTTGATGGATTAACGTTTGATGCTATTCAATCTGACATTAGAGACGCGGTTCAAAATTTTATGCCAAATCTTTTAATTAATGGTATAACAATTACACCAGCAGATCCTCAAGAAGAAGTTGATATAGCAACGGGACAAAATCTTGTAGGAACCAGTGAATCTTCAATATATAGACTTCCTGGTAAAGGAACATCAGAGTATACTGCAAAAATAAAAATAGATTATTCTACAAATGGACAAACATTTGCACAGAGTGATTTTCTAATTATCAATATTTAATATAAATGGCTAGCAATCAAATACCATATACTACCAGAGATTTCCAAGCAATAAGAACGGAATTACAAAATTACGTTAGAACTTATTATCCTGAATTAATACAAGATTTTAATGACGCTTCTGTATTTTCAGTATTTTTGGATTTAAACGCAGCGGTTGCCGATAATTTACATTATCATATTGATAGAAGCATTCAAGAAACAGTATTACAATACGCACAACAAAAATCTTCAGTTTATAATATAGCCAGAACTTACGGGTTAAAATTACCAGGACAAAGACCATCAGTTTCTTTAGTTGATTTCTCAATTACTGTTCCAGCTTTTGGAGATAAAGAAGATGAAAGATATCTTGGTACTTTATTAAGAGGGTCTCAAGTTATTGGAGCAGGATTGGTATTTGAAAATGTATATGATGTTGATTTTTTCTCTCCATATAATGCTCAAGGATTTCCTAATAGATTAAAAATACCAAATTTTAATTCAAATGGAATTTTATTGAACTATACAATAACTAAAAGAGAAATTGTTGTTAATGGTATTACAAAAGTCTTTAAAAGAGTTATTACACCTAATGATGTAAAACCATTCTTTGAATTATTTTTACCTGAAAAGAATGTTTTAGGTATTACAAGTGTTTTATTAAAAGACGGAACACAATATACTAATGTACCAACAACAGCCGAATTCATGGGGTTAACTAATAGATGGTATGAAGTAGATGCTTTAGCAGAAGATAGAGTTTTTATTGAAGATCCAACAAAGGCTTCGGACAATCCAGGAATTAAAGTTGGTAGATATATTCAAACTCAAGATAGATTCATTAGTGAATATACGGGGGAAGGATTTAAAAAAATGACATTTGGTGGAGGAACAAATACCGCTCAAGATGCATTAGACCAATTTACTACTTATGGTACAACATTAGAATTACAGAAATATTCAAATAACTTTTCTTTAGGTTCAGCATTAAAGGCTAACTCAACATTGTTTATTCAATACAGAGTTGGTGGAGGATTGCAAACTAATTTAGGAACTAATGTAATTAATCAAATTGGAACTGTATCATTCTTTGTTAATGGACCTTCTGAGGCAACAAACTCATCTGTAGTTAGTTCTTTAAGATGTAATAACGTAACCGCAGCAATTGGAGGGTCAGGACTTCCAACAATAGAAGAAATTAGAAATTATGTTTCATTTAACTTCTCAGCACAAAAAAGAGCAGTAACTGTTCAGGATTATGAATCAATTATTAGAAATATGCCAGCTCAGTTTGGGGCACCAGCTAAAGTATCAATAACTGAAAATGATAATAAAATAATGATTCAAATATTATCATATGATACTTCAGGTAAATTAACTAATGTTGTTTCAAATACTTTGAAACAAAATATTGCTAATTATCTATCTAACTATAGAATGATGAATGATTATATTTCAATTTTTACTGCAGAAGTTATTGATGTAAGTACGGATGTTTCAATTGTTTTGGACTCTGCTCAAAATTCAGGTCAAATTATTTCATCAGTAATTGATGCAATTTCAACATATTTTAATCCACAAACAAGACAACTTGGACAAAATATATATCTGTCTGAAATTAGAAGTATAATTCAAAATCTTAATGGAGTATTAACCGTTGCAGGACTTGATATCTATAATGAAGTGGGTGGACAATATTCTTCCGCAGAAACTTCAATGGTTTATTCTGACCCTGAAACAAAATTAATTGGACCTGTAGATGATACAATATTTGCACAACCATCACAAGTATATCAAATTAGGTATCCAAATAAAGATATTAGAGTATCTGTTAAAAACTTCCAATCAGTTACATTCTCATAAGTTTATTTTTAGCATCTTTAAACTATAATTTAATGTGGTGCATTTTTTTATAAAATACCACATAAACTATTTATAGTTAAAACCATTAGATGGGTCAATCATACAGGATACAAACAGAGCTCGGGATTAATAAGACAATCAATGTTCAATTAGACCAAGAGTTTGAATTTCTTGAAATTCTTTCATTAAAGATTCAACAAGCAGATATCTATACTAGAAGTTGTGCTGACTATGGTGTATTGGTTGGAAGAATAACTGCAAACAATGGATTTGGATTACCAAATGCTAGAGTATCAATATTCATTCCTATTGAAAGTGTTGATGAATCAAACCCTGTTGTTCAAAGCATATATCCTTATAAATCCCCAAGTGATAAGAATGATGATGGATATAGATATAACTTATTACCTTACGAAAAATCATATTCAAATCATGCTGCAACAGGAACATTACCTTCAAGAAACGACGTATTAACTGCAAGCACTGCTGTAGAAATATATGACAAATATTATAAATTTACTGCCAAAACAAATGAGAGTGGTGATTACATGATTATGGGAGTTCCATTAGGGGAACAAACTTTAGTTATGGATGTTGATTTATCTGATATTGGTGAATTTTCTTTAACTCCTCAAGATTTAATTAGAATGGGTCTTGCAACTGAAGGTCAAGTTGCAGGAAATCAATTCAGAACTTCAACTGATCTTAGTTCATTACCACAAATTATTAATTTATCTGTTAATACTGAAATATCTCCATTATGGGGAGAACCTGATTTATGTCAAATTGCTATTAATAGAGTTGATTTTGATTTAAGAGATAGTGCCAATATTGATATACAACCAACCTCAACATTTATGGGGTCCATTTATTCAACGGCTGATGGATTTAGAGTTAGAAGAAATTGTAAACCAAGAGATAATATGGGGAATCTTTGTTCATTAGCCGCAGGTCCTGGACAAATATTAGCGATACGTCAAACTGTTCAACAAGATTCTGATGGTAATCCAATATTGGAATTATATCAATTAGAGCAGGCGGGAAATATAATTGATGGTAATGGAGTATGGTTAACTGAATTACCAATGAATTTAGATTACTTAATAACAAATCAATTTGGAGAAAAAGTAATATCAAATGACCCAACAATTGGTATTCCAACAAAGGCTAAATATAGATTTAAAATTAAATGGCAACAACCTGCTAGTTTATCAACTCAAACAAGAAGACCAAACTATTTAGTTCCAAATATTAAAGAATATGGTCCTGATAATACACAATTAAAAAGTTCTTACTATTTTGGTCTTGCTTGGAGTGGTTATACAAATGGATTTAATAATGTTCAGAAAATAAATAAATTAAATGAAGCAATAAATTGTGAAGACACATTTTATGAATTTAATTTTAATAAAGTATATACTGTTTCAGGATTAATTGATGAATACAAAAAAGGTGCAAAAGGTAGGTTTATAGGAATTAAAGAGATAGATAATGATGATTGTTCAAGTACTGTAAATAAATTTCCAGTAAATGATGGATTTAGAAATTTTGATTTATTATTTTTTGTTTTCTCTATTTT